ATGCGACAAATTCTCGCTAATCATTGATGACGGATATAGTGACGAATAATCTAAACATGCAACCGGATTGTCCAAATATAAATTGCATTTCGGCGGAAGACAAATCGCGCCCTCATAACTCTCATTTCCGAACGAACGTTCAAGCACTGGCATTAGCGTCCGCTTCTCGCGACATTTCTTCGCAATGAAGCTTGTCAGTTTAATACTTTGACCACGCAATACAAGGAAACTAATCGGCACACTGCAAATTTTCGACATCTCGATATAGCCAGTCAATACATCGATTTTGTTCATAAGATGGTGCACCAGGTTACAATCCTGAATACAATATTTCGCAATAATTGCGCGCTCTTTTGGTCCTTCATTTGTCATGCGAAAGATATCCTGGGGTGTGACGTCGTCTTTTGCTAAACCCCAGCGCACGGATTTCGTCATATCTGGCATCTCGTGTCCTTCGATTTCAAAACTGCGTTCTTCCGGATTCACATTTAGAACTTTGAATTTTTCACCTTCTTTATACATATCCGTCGAGTGACTGGATTCCTCGAAATGAATATAGTTGCCATTTTCAAGACCCATCATGTTTGAAGTCGTGACTTTCGTATTTCCACTAGGCATGTGCTCGACTTTTTTCACGCCGTCGCCGATAAAGTAACCAGCACAATAGTCCAGCTTATAGGAAGTAAGATTGAAATCACGGCGGAAGTAATTATACAAATCGACTTGCAAACGTCCTGTCATATCGATATAGTGCAAATCATGTTGACCGCTTGCAATCACAATACTGCTTTCCTTAATACCAATTTTGCCTGTTTTATAGTCACGCGTCCCGCAAAATTCGCCCTTGTTTCGCGAAAGAGCCAGAAACTCGTTTTCACACGAATTCTCCAGCGAACGCCGAAACATGAACTCGTAATCAAATCCGAAAATGTTGTAGCCGATAATAATATCCGGATTCTCGCGCTGAATGATTTGTGTCCATGCAAGCAATAATTCGCGCTCGGTTTTGCAGGTCTGTATTTCCGAGTTTGGCACCTCGTCCTTCAGCGTGTCGCATGTGTCGAGAACGATACAATGATTCAGATAGGGGCGCTTATTGCCATAGGTGAGAAACGTCGAGCCAATAAATGTGACTTTGTCGCCCTCGACGGGTGGAAAGTTACATTCTTGCAGCGATACATTCAACATATTGATTTTTGTTTCGCGGTCCATTTTGTCGGAAGGACACAATAACAGGTGAACCGGTGTTTCTTTGGGTGTTTCTTTGGGAATTTGTTCTTTTGTTTTCTTGGTAGTTTTTGGAGCTGGTTTTTGAGTAGATGTTTTTGTTGACGCGGACGACACATTGCCAGAGTATGCATGCATGAGTTCGTCGCCTTCATCGTCGCCTTCATCATTGCCTTCATCTTCTTCCAAAATCTCAACTATATCTTCCTCATATTCATTTGCATTACCATCCTCGCCTTCGTCGCCTTCTGCATCGTCGCCTCCATCTGCATCTACGTCGCCTTGGTTCGCGTCTTGCGACATTTTTTCAAACATTTTCTCAATCGTATTTAAATCTTGTAGCTTCTCACTAGACTGAATATCAGGTATGTGACATGAAATCCATACACCAAATAGCGTAGCAAGTCGCGATTCACTAACTTTAATTTTCGTATAAATTCTGTCAACGTCGATGTGTGGATCTTTCTCATGGCCAAACGCGGTATAAACGACTCTCTTCAGGAGTTTCTCGATCATTTCATATCGGGCTACCTCTGCATCTGCACCCATGTCTGCCGACATCTTTTGCAAAACTGCGCCACAAACGTCTACCATGTTTGTCGCAAGTTTTTTATAGGTTTTAACAGGAATTGGGAAATCGCCATGACTACTACTGGCCTCAATATCAAAACTGCATATTTTATAGGGGACGATAGTCTCCTTGGAGTTGAGAGGAACGATATATTTTGACTCGATTTCGTATTCATAGCTGCATGTCGTCGTTTTTGAACTCCCGCGCACCTGTTTGACACGCTTGGACTGAAATCCTACCCACCCTGAGGGACTAATATCGTGGATATGAAAGAAGCGCAAAATGGGTGGAATATTAGCTTCGTATATTTCTGTCCTTGTATTGGAGTAGTAGTAACCATCACGTCGAAGCACTTGTTTTCCAGCCTTGAACCTGAACCACATACCTTTCACCTTGTTCATCGTGGAAATATTTTTGAACTTGATCAAAACGAATTTGTGCTCTTTTCCGGCGTCAAATCCATATAACTTCTTGCGCTTGATGAGCTTCGACTCGAATTCTAATACTGAATCCTGGTAGTATTTCCCGAGTTTGTCTTTCAAGTGAGAAATGAACGCCGACTTCTGCGGAATCGTCCAGTCATCGCCAACCTTTATATAGAAGAAGGGGGTATAATCGCGAACAAATATTGCACATGTTTCGCCCTTCTCATTTAAACCGAACATTTGAATCGTAGTAAACTTCTCGTCTTTCTTGTATTTTTTTTCTCCTCTAGTATCGGCGTCGTTGTCGGCGTCGTTGTCGGCGTCGTTGTCGGCGTCGTTGTCGGCGTCATCGTCTTCTTGACGTTTTTCATCAAAGATATTGAAGTCAAATAAACGGAATGATGTATCTACGTCGAATACATCTTCAGGCATACTAGTGTGGTTGGTTATTTTTCGTTAATATTGATGCAGTTAATACTATATATGATTTAATGTTTATTATCTTTATCAATTTTTATGTTATAGTAATAATATTATAATGTATTATAGTATATTTACAAATATAAACGTTATATTTTATGAACGATGCAAGTATACATATAGTAACTATAAGCACAGATAATAAGTTTTACTATCCAAATTTAGTCGAATCATGTAAAAAAAATAAAGGGGAACTAATAACTTTAGGATTTGGAGAAAAATGGCGAGGTTATAACTGGAAATTTAGAAAAATGATAGATTATTTAAGTAATTTGAGTGATGATAAGATAGTATGTTTTGTTGATGGGTATGATGTTATTTCTTGTAGAGACTTAACGGAGTTAGCTGACGAGTTTATAAAATTAAAAAATAAATATAAATGCAAAATAGTCGCAGGATGCGATGACTATGGATATATAGGTAAAAATATATTTACTCGTATATCTTTTGGAAAATGTGACAACCACTATTTAAATTCAGGGACGTATATAGGTTATGCAAAAGACTTGAAAGACATTATTACGAAAATATACGAATTAAATCCATCGGATGCTGCAGATGATCAAGTTTTGATGATACAATATTATAATGAAAATCCGGGAGAAATTCATATCGACCATGAATGTAAACTATTTCTTGCATTCTCATCATGTCCGCTGATGAATGTAGATGAGTTTACACAAATTAAAATAGTTAATAATAAACTGCACGCCGTTGACTATAAAAGTATGCCATTTTTTATTCACGCGCCTGGGAATGGATTATTAGATAATATTATTATCAAAATGGGTTATGGAATTCCTGATAAAAATATTAAAAAAGAGTTTACACATTATATGATAGAAAAGCTATACTATCATATTACAAGAATAGTAGTAACACATAAATACATATTTTTATCTTTTCTTATTATTACTATAGCGTGTGTCGTTGTGGTAAAATTTTATATTATAAACAAAAGTAGATACAATAAAATTATGAATAGTAGTAAGAAAAGTTATAATAAAAACTTGTAATAAAAAGTTATAATAAATAGTAAATACTATAAATTTATTATAACTTTAATTTAACATCTGCATCCGCGTCCGCGAGACCTGCATCTCTTGGTGCAGCAGGGTTTTGAACGTCCGCGATAGCAAGGGCATGTTGAACGGGTGCATCCGCCTGGACATCTGCACGCGCGGCACTTTCCATTACGCTTGGTTTTATTTTTACGTGAACGTGAACGCGTAGTTCTTCGTCGTCTTCTTGAACCGCCTTGTTGCATCATTGCTCTGCAACCTGCCATTTTTATGTCTATATAATATGTCTATATAATATAATATAAATATGTTGCTAAACTTTGGGTAACATATTTATATAATTGGTTTTAACTATATTATCGGCGATGGCGACTACGGCGATATCCACGTCTACGCGTTTGTTTTCGGGGAGTATGGCGAACGCGTTTAGATTTACGATAACTTTTACGCTTTCTGTGAGAAGATCTTCGTCTACGCGAGCCGCCGCCGTTGCTGGGTGGTGGTGAAATACTAACAGCGTTGGATGTACGGGGGTCATAATAGTCGCTTCGGAGGGTGCTCGGGCGGGCGCTTGGGAGTTTGGCGATGGCGCTTGCGGGTTTGGGGGGGCGGGTGCTTGCGGGTTTGGGGGGTCCTGGTTCTCGATTTTGAAACATTCGTAAACACACGCTTGCAATAGGAAGATCTTCATAACCCGATAGATCTTTTGAAATTGTATCAGTAGTTGTGGAAGGAGCATTTATATTCTGTATAAAGCCATTTAAATCATTTATATTGGTATGTTCTATAATGATTTTTAAACATTGGTCTCTAGTTTTACTAACCGATTCGGGTATGTCATTTATAAATTTTTCTACATAGTCGGCGGTGTTAGTTAAAATAATTTTTAAAAAAGTCTTACATTGTTCATCAACACGATACTTCCATGTAGGAGATACCTGTTTAAACGCACGTTCAAATTCTTCTTCTGTAAAACGACTCATTTTTACACTAAATATTATTATATATAGTATTATATAATAAAATGAAATTAAAAGATTTTGCAATATTGATTCGAACCATTGGTTTTGTTTATCTTTTTATACTACTTGCAATTGGTTCAGTAAAAATTCCGATTTCAATAGTTATACTAATTACTATTGGATATTTATGTTCTGCCATTTCATGCAATGAAAAACTATTCGCTGTTTCGATACACCACCATAAACTTGTTAACTATATTATTGCATTCCTTGGTATTCTTGTTATTACTAGACACTACGCATCCGTATTTTTATAGCATTCAAGTAGTCGCGCGGATGGATCCTTCTCTTCGCAAAAGGGATGTCGCCAAAAATACGGAATTGTTTTCTCACATCCGGTGTAGAGTCTATCAAAAATACTTCTATAATAGTAACTTTCGGCGTCGTATGGACGATTATGTATTATTGTATCAGGTATACTATACTCATCGGCACACACTTTTTTATCAACATGTTCGCGAATGATTTGAAACCAACTTCGCCCATGTCCACTCACTCCGTCGCTAAATGCCTCTTTTCTACGCCATAGAATATCGTCGGGCAAAAGTCCAGTGAACGCCTTCCGAAAAATATATTTCTCAATTTGGGTATCATCGTTGAACATTTTGTATCGCGCTGGAATACTCATCACGTATTGCAGAAACTTCTTATCCGCAAATGGCACACGTGCCTCCAACCCGGCACCACTAATGCTCTTATCTGAACGCAGCAAATCGAAGTAACAAACATCGCGAACCATGCGCACATTTTCGGCGCAGAAGTCTTCCTCGGATTGCGCCTTCATGAATCCACGATACGACCCAAAAATCTCATCCGACATATCACCGCAATATATAACGCAATCGTCGCTGTTGTTGAGAATATACTTGCTCACCAAATAATTCGGCACCGATGCACGCACGGACGTCGTATCATAACTCTCGATTTGATAAATCGTCTCCTCAATCGCGCTCAAAAATTCGTTTTCTGTCAAGCATACTTCATGGTGGTTTGTTCCCAAATAATCCGCAACTTTTCGCGCCCATACCAGGTCCGTCGATCCCGCAAGTCCAATACTATACGTGTTCAAATCTTTTGCCGGCATATGGCGACACATTACTGCCACGACTGCTGAACTATCCAGCCCTCCCGAAAGAAGCGCCCCTACTTTGCGGTCGCTCATAAGGCGCTTTACAACGGCTTCTTCAAACAGGCTGGCGATGTTTGCGCAAATATTATCCTCGGTGTCTTCCACGATATTGTAGTGATATGAACGAAGAATGGAAACATGAGAATTTGGGTTGGTGTTGGTGTTGGTGTTGGAAATATAGTAGAAATTCTGATTGATTGTCAGGTTTTCATAATATGCATTAAAATAAATACCTGGTTTATACAAATCAACCGGCGAATTACCATCTTTATAAAATGCATAACAACCGGGAGGAAATTGCATAATATTATGGTATTCACTTGAAATAGCTTTCATCTCGCTCGCTACTATAATTCCAGTATGGTATGAATCTTTGTCGCATGAAGCAATAAAAAGCGACCTTACTCCCACAGGATCACGTGCGATAAAGGTGCACTTATTTTCGTAGTCATGTAGAACGAGCGCAAATACTCCATCTAATTTTTTGAGTGTCTCGCACATTCCAATTTTTCGATACAGGTGAATAATAATCTCGCAATCTGACCGGCTCATATATTCCGCCTCAAGTCCATATTCTTCTATAAGAGCACGAAAATTATAAATCTCGCCATTGCAAATAAGACGACAATTTTTTATAAAAAAGGGCTGATTACTTTCCGGTGTTTGTCCGTTGATTGCAAGACGATGAAACCCCCAGAACATATGGTATGGTAACTTAGAAATAGGTGGTTCTTTGTTGGAAGAATATGTAACAGCGTCGTATGCTGGAGCATGAGCAGGACGCGTTGATGTAATCATGCTCGTGTCATTAATAAATACACTATTGTCGGGACCACGATGTGCTATTTTGCTGAAATATTCTTGATGATTTTTTAAGTCGTTTAGTAATCTTTTTTTATATACTACTACATCTTTGGGTGTTGATGGTATAAACTTCTGATAAAAATAAATACCGCACATGATGTTACCTTCACAAATAATGTATTAACAATGAATGAACTATTTATTATTATCATAATGTCTTTAACTTATTTTTAAAAACATTATTATGTATTACAACAAAATATTATATAATAATATAGTAATACTAATAATAATAATAATACTAATAATAATAGTATCTCTATATCTATAAATGTCGTCAGCGATATCTTACGAAGGTAATTATAATAACAATAGTATTCATGCTCCTAATAAAATGTATGGAGTCGTGAATAAATTATTTATCTGCCAAAATGAGCGAACCGATGAGTTAAATAATCGCATATCATCTAGAAATGTGTCATCTGCGCCTTTGCAGCCTTTTTATTACCAAGTTCCAGTTTCAACGAAATATGGATACATGCCGATATTAGACCAAAATAAAGGCTCATCGGTGTCTTTGAATAACTATCCGATATTTAGCCCTCATACAACTTTTAACCCTGGTACCAATATGGCACCATGGCATGGATATGCAAATAACGTGAACGTGGAGTCGACATTGCGAAACCAGTTTTTTGGGTTGCAAGATTGTGAAAAGGCTTATTATGTTCCTTCTTCTAAAAGTGACTTGTATAATGTGAGTGTGCCAGCTCCATCGCAACCAGTGAACCAGCAATTTCCCGGATTGTTTAATAGAGAAGTGTTTGACCATTTTAATCCGGATACTAATAATTTAGGAAGTAGTTTTTTTAATAATAGCACAAGAACTGAAATTAAAAATGTGCCCATTGATAGGGAAAGTTCATATTGTAGTTTGTAGATAGATGATACGTTTTATAATAGTTAATATTTTACTATTATAAAATAACAAAGGATATCACCATGCAAGAGCAGGAATATCCACATCACACTAATTTAGATACATGTATCATGAGTCTTGAATCTGGAGAGAAAGGAGAGAAAATACAAAATGAAATACAAACCCATAAACCATCAATCATCACTCCACTACCTATCGATATAAACACATTTGATATTGTGAACTACATAACTCTTGAAACTATGTCAAACAATGATTCTTATAACAAATATTTAAAACGCAATAAAATGGACCACGACGCAGTTTTAAAACGAGAGAAGAAATTTTACAGAAAACGTATTATTGCCTTGACAAAAGACATTTTATTTAATAACCTTACTACGAACCAACCACCTCCATCCGATTCGTTATCACAAACTGACACCCATACCCCAAAAATAGACGATATTATTATATCATCATTTAACACTTATGCGC